GGCGATCACATTCGCCCATGGATTCTAGCATTTAGATCCCTGGAGCGCTACGACGCTTCTTGGACCTGATTGCCAGTATTTTTGTATTGACTAATTTTCATACGTTTGGTGCTACGACAAGCACCACCACCCTCTCTTTCGCGAGATCGGGTTGTTATATACATGTTCTAGAGACATGATACAATCCACATTGAAATCACAACATCTCAAGGGAATTAATCTCACCCTAGTCTTATTTGTTGTCCCCGTTAATTCGGGGAGTCGTAAGGACTGATTACTGGAACTGGATCGGATTAGTAATCCGAACCGCGACAGTCCCTCCTTCGTTTTCTGTCTTCAAATTGATGACGGATGCGAGTGGAATCTCTGGTTTAATCTAAGCAGAGTTAGATGGTCTTGCACATCAGGTTAACAGCCAATAACTTTTGCCCAATCGTGTTACTCCTGGCACGAAGACTTACCGTTCCCATTGAAGCTTGGCAGCTAATGATAATGGAACTGGACCGGCCCACTCAATTCTTAATTCCGATGGATAACAACTTTGACAAGTTAGGTCGCTCCGACATAGGATAAGACGACCCGGCCACTGTGATTGTTGCCCATCGATTGTAGACTTTTCGTTGGATACTCTAGCGGTATCCCCGCGCTTTTATCGGCAACCCCCCCCCCCAAACCTATGATAGGTTTTTATAAGGCAAGTAAACACAGTAATGGGGTGTCCGAAACGTCAGTATGCCAAAGGCTGACACAAAATTCGTTTTTTCAATCACCATGTTTTGCTCGCAAGACGATCGAGGAATATTGGAAGACTATGGTCTTCTACTTCGGTTGTTTTCTGGGTATTATGTGGACTTCGATACTCTTGGTAACCTGCCTTGAGTACTCCACTATGTTCCGCTGGTCATGCGGAGCACTTTGGTTTCTCGCGCTGCTGCACTATTTCGATGTGCTAGTATGCGAATTCCGGAACTCACGCCACTTAACCGCCCTCTCTTCTTATGAGGCTGCTGCTGCCAAAGTGCGTGCCGAGTTCCACTATAACACTGCCTTCCGTTATACTAAGACGGACGATTATCGCGCCTATTTGCGCTCCCGTCCATCTGCATCGGCTAGGCACCGAGCTAGGATAGTCAACTTTCGTTGTTGGCTGTCCGATATTACCCCGGACTACAAGAACCCCCACCATACCCAAGAGTTTCGGACTCAAGGTGGATTCTGCCCGTCTAGGATTTCCCGGGCCTTTCAAGATTTGGCCAGTGTTCGTGGTCTTCCCATGGATGCTGAGCTGATGAATAAGGTCGAGAACCTTGGAGCTCTTTTCTTAGCTCTAAAGGACTCCACAACCGTTTCCCAGTTTTTGGCGATTGTCTTCCTGTACCTCAAAACTCACTATTCTGTTAGTGTAGCCAACAAGTGTGCAGGTTATATTGCCGAAGCTGTCGATACCACCTTTGACCCCCAAACGGGCGAATTTGGTGATACCATCGAGAGACCGAAATGGTTGGAGCTGCTCAAGAATTGCCAAGAGAATTGGACCCTAGTGATAACTAATCCCGGGTTCAAAAAGCTTTCCCGCGTCCTAAGTCTTTGTTTGGCTTTGGGTCTTTGTGACTCAGCCTCACTTGATTTTGAAGTCAAGGGAATGCGACTCTTCTCAATCACAGCATACTCGAAACAGGTGACTGCGGTCGATATGATCGATGCTGCCTTCGAGACTGTTGCGTACTTTGCCGAGGGAGGATACATGTGCTTTGCACGTGGATCTATCAAGCCCCTATTGCATGGTAATCTTGAGTCAGAGGAATTTGAGGAGGCGTATGCTAAATGCATGCGTTGTGATATCTATGCCAAAAGCGGCAATCTTCTTGCTAGAGAGAATATGCAAGAGAATGACTATGCCGCCCTCCTCGCCCAGACCATTGATAAGTGTCGAATCTTATCCCAACACTCCCTAGGTCTTGTTGAGAAGAATATCCTTACGAGGAAACTTCATCAACTACAGACTTGGGAGGCCAGTTTCTTTCAAACTCGCGTTCAAGGTGGAATGCGAGAGGCCCCTTATTCTATTGGGGTCTTTGGGGGAACTGCTGTTGGTAAATCGTCAGTAGCTAATATTCTCATGGTCACCACTCTCCTTCAGAACGGCTTTTGTGCCGATGATGATAGGATTGTTAATGTGAATGAGAATGATAAATACATGTCGAATTATCGAACACATGTCAATGGGGTGCTCATCGACGATTTAGGCAATACCAAAGCCAAATACGTTGAGAAGGCACCAACCCAGTTGCTAATTCAGTTGGTAAACAATGTTCGTACTTACGCTAATATGGCAAGTCTTGACCAAAAGGGATCTGTTTCGATAGAACCCAAGCTGGTTATTTCTACCAAAAATGTGAAGGACAGTTGTGCCAACTTGTACTCCAACGAGCCGGCTTCTGTTACGCGGCGTGATAATATCACTATCACCGTGACAGTTAAGCCTGAATTCGCAACACACGATATGATCGACTCCAAGAAGATCCATCGACAATGCCCTTGGCTTTTCGAAGGATCTATTTGGCGATGTCCCGATCTTTGGAACATCAAAGTCGAACGCTCCTTTCCCGTCCCTCCCAAGGACGAGAAGGGTACAGCTACCGTTGGATGGGAAGTCGTTGATGATGACGACGGCTATCCGATGGATTGTATCGGACTACCAGACCTGATTCAGTATTTGAAGGGAGCAACTGCTGCCCACTACTCTGATCAGGAAAAGCTCGTCGAAACGAATAATAACGTTGCTTCCAAGGTGCTCATGTGTCCTACATGTGAGCTCCCTTGGCCGGATAACTGTTCTTGTACGTTTCGAGAAACACCCTTCTCTATCCAGAAAGACGGAAAAGTCTTGGATTCAAGGGATGGAACTATTAAGGGTGTTCTCAACACCGTTGAGAATGGTGATTACTCTGATGAATATGTTAGACACTCTCAGGCTGATTACTATACTCAACGCCCCGGTGATTCTTCCGATGAGGAATCGTCAGATGAGGATTCGTATGATGGAGCACACTTCGAGGCAGATGATTATTCTTGCTCTGACGAAGATAGCTCTCACGGATCTGATGATGGATCACCGGACGACCCTTTCGAACCTCAACTTGGGGAGCGCATTGCTGCCTCCTTGTGGGTTCGATACCGCCGACTCCAACCTCTTGCTTGGGCTGCGTTCAATTTTTGGACGACAAAGGCAGAGGTTGATTCCTTGGACTGGGCTATTGAGCGTCTCGATTGGTTAGAGACTTCTCGATGGGCCCAGTGGACAAATTGGATTCCTTCCGAATGGTTATTTCATGACATGACGAAGAATCTAGTTTGGTGGACCCGTGCATCAGACCTTCGTGTGATGATTCGGCGCAACTATTTGAATAAGATGATTGGATTAATTATCGTCTTCACTTTAGCGCTGCGTTATCACCGTTATTGGCTGATTCTTGCCCTTCCCCTACTTTTCGGATTAGCAGGAGTCGCCCAGACGGAGAAGGACCGTTTGTACGACCGCGTTGCCGTAGATAATGCGGCCATGCCCCAAATCTTTAAGATGTATCGAGATAGACACATCAAATGGATTACAGGAGCATTTGCAACCATTGCTGTTCTTTATGCATTGGCTTGCGTCTGGAGAGCTCTCAAGGTAATACCAGTCCCTCAGGGGAATCTGGCACCAACCGGAGATGCTGATATCCAGAAACGCGATGCAGAAACGAATCCCTGGGCAGGGGTTCTAATTTCTGATATGCCGGCCTCGGAAAAGGCCAAGACTACCACTGTCGACCACTTGGAGAAACTTATTGCTAAGAATCTCTGCTATATGGAACTCTGGGCAACCGTCGATGGTAAGGAGCGTCACTATCATTGTAATGCTTTCTTCCCGAAATCGAATGTTGCTATTGTTCCCAAGCATATGTGGAAGGCTTCGAACATGCAAGCGAAGTTTACGCGGCATGATCCGAATCAGATTGGTGGTAATTTCTCCGCCCACCTATACCGTGGACATAGTGTCGATATTCCTGGCACTGATTTGTCCATAGTATGGGTCCCGAATGGTGGCGATTGGAAGGATTTGTCTGATTATTTTCCTCTTGATCGTTTCCACAATTGTCCCGGTCGTTTGTCCTATAAAGACGCGGACGGCAAAATTCATTCTTCTAAACTGATGATGAATTGCCGCGACGTCACGACTGACACCCACTTCTTTGGAGCATCCTATAACCTTCAGTTCAATACTTTTGAAGGTTTGTGTATGGCCCCTGTTATCACTGAGACCAAAGCCCCCTTAATCGGTGGGTTTCATCTCGGTGGTCAGGAAGGAAGTGGTTCCGGATGCTGCGGTCTCCTCACGGCTTCCCAGTTCGCAACCGCCTTTGCTTGCCTACGCGAGAAAGACGGTGTTCTGTTGGGAGTTAGTGCTGGTACACTAAAGCAAAAAGAATTCGACGTTCAGTATTTCTCTGGAAAGACTGTGCACCACAAAAGTCCTATCAACTACTTGCCCTCAGGCACGAATTGCAAGTACTATGGTGAGTGCATTGGTCGAGCTTCTTACTATTCTGAAGTCGAACCGACCGTTATATCTCCTCTGGTCGAGGAGGTGTGCGGAGTCGAGCAACGCTGGGGTAAACCAAAGTTCCATTCTTGGAAACCCTGGCAAGCTTCCCTCTCCCACTCTGCCTGTCCATCTATTGGCATTGAGGGAGATCTCTTAGTCAAAGCAGTCAACGATTATACCAAACCGTTGATTCTTGCCGTACGAAAACTCAAATCTGTAGCGAAGTGGATTCGTCCACTTTCACGCATGGAGAATTTGTGCGGTATCGATGGCGTCCGTTTTATTGACGCCATGAAGAAGAATACTGCTATTGGCTATCCCTTAACTGGACCGAAGAGCGAGTATATTACAATGCTCGATCCGGAGGATTATCCGGATTTCAATTGTCCAGCTGAACTAGATGAACGGTTCTGGGATTTGGCCCAGGAGATGGAAGATCTCTACCTGAAAGGGGAGAGATCATATCCCATCTTCAAGGCCTGCCTTAAGGATGAAGTACTACCCCTTGACAAGGACAAAGTCAGGGTGTTTCAGGGAGCGCCCGTAGCGCTCCAACTCCTCATCAGGAAGTATTATCTACCTGTTGCTAGAGCATTGTCTGCTCTTCCTCTCCTATCGGAGTGTGCCGTTGGTATTAACTCCCAAGGTCCGGAGTGGGATCAGTTGGCTAATCATGTGAAGCAATATGGTGAAGAACGCATCTTGGCAGGTGATTATAGCAAGTACGATTTGCGCATGCCAGCGCAGGTAATGTTTGCTGCCTTCCGTGTTATGATTGATATCGCTAAGTCTCAAGGATATAGTGAGAATGACATCAAAATCATGGAAGGAATTGCCACTGATGTGTGCTACCCCCTGATGGCTTACAATGGTGACTTGATTCAACATATAGGTTCTAATCCTTCGGGACAGAATCTGACTGTTTATATCAATTCAATTGTAAACTCTCTTTTGTTCAGGTGTGCATTTTTTCACATTGTGAAGAAGGACGGACTTTCATTCCGAGAGGCCGTTGCCCTTATCACATATGGAGATGATGCCAAGAGTTCAGTGAGTGAGGATTTCCCAGAGTTTAATCACATTGCTTTGGCTCGATTCCTGGCGGATCATGATATGGTTTTCACGATGCCCGATAAGGAATCTACCCCCACTCCCTACATGTCTGATGCTGATGCTGATTTGCTTAAGCGTAAGAACGTGTGGAACCCTGATGTTCAGATGATCTTCGGTGCTTTGGATGAGAAATCAATTTTCAAATCTCTCCATGCCCATATGAAGACCACGGCATTGACCCCTGAACAACATTCGATGGGTAACATCGATGGCGCTCTCCGTGAATGGTTTTTCCACGGAAAGGATCTTTATGAGAAGCGCCGAGCCGAAATGCAGGAAATTGCAACTCGTGCCGACATTGCCCACGGATGTTCAATGTTATCAGTTGATTACGAAACACAGCTGGAGCGTTGGAAGGAGAAGTACCTTGATCCAGGTACTGGCTAGATCGTTTGGCCCCGTCTTGGGCAGACGTAAAACTCATCCAGCCAGTTATGCTTCTGGCCACTACGGTCTAGCAAAAAGCACCCGTGTATATGGTTACCGCAACCGTCTGTATCTTGTTCGTTCAAACGGACGATTGTAGGCTTTGCACTTGTGGGCATCTCCCTCGTGAGATACCTCTATTTAGAGGAGGACCCGCCCTCCATTTGAACCAACATGGAGGATTGCCTAAGTCAGCTGTCCTTTTTATTAACTGACTTACTACTAATACACAAATGTTCAAGGTGGAATATGGTACGAAGCACACGTCGTCACAGATCGTATCATTCACCGACCGAAATCCATCGTACGACTACGTCGTCGATTCCACGATGGACCCCACCCGATCCCTAGCGGATCAAAATGACGACGACCTAGGGTCGTTCTTCGCTCGTCCTATCAAGATTGGATCATACACTTGGGGTACAACTCTCTTTGAGAATTTCAACCCGTGGATAATCTATTTTGGGAATAAACGAGTGATCAATAGGCTTTCCAATTTCAATCTCCTACGCGCAAAATTGTGCGTGAAATTTGTGGTGAACGGAAACCCATTTTATTTTGGGAGGGCCATTGCGTCCTATACACCACTTAGCTCTTCAGATATGTTTACGAAGAACCGGGAGCTTGTCTCACAGGATTTGATCGCTTGTTCGCAGCGACCCCACGTCTATCTGGACCCAACAACATGCCAGGGGGGAACTTTATGTTTGCCTTTCGTATGGGATTATGATTCACTTTCCATACCCCTTGGTCAATGGTCACAGATGGGATCTCTGAACCTTCGGGTTCTCAATGCCTTGAAGCACGCTAATGGCTCGGCAGACCCCATCACCATTTCTGTGTTCGCTTGGGCTGAGGATGTTACAGTTACCGTGCCTACTAGCACGGCACCTGGAGCATTGGTACCTCAGATGGGAACGATGGACGAATATGGAGAAGGACCAATCTCCAAACCGGCTTCGGCTGTAGCTCGAATAGCAGGAGCACTCACTTCAGTTCCGCGCATTGGGCCGTTCGCAAGAGCGACTCAAATGGGTGCGGATGCTGTGTCTTCAGTTGCTTCCTTCTTTGGCTATAGCCGGCCAACAAGTCTAGAGCCAATCCACTACTATAGGGCTAGGCCATTAGGTAATATGGCCAATACCAACTATCCCGACACGAGTACGAAACTGTCGGTGGACCCTAAACAAGAACTATCAGTGGATCCAAGGA